GAGCCACCAAAACCCTTACTATTAGGTTTTGGACCTTGTTTTTTTGGTGCTTTACCTAAACCAGGATGTTGTTCTTGATTTTTATGTTTGGCTTCATTAGCCATATTGATAAATGGGTTTTTGCTTTTCTTTTCTTCTGTCATTTTCGTACCTTTACTGAGTCTAAGTATTCATTGATGTTTCCATACAAACTTACCATTATAGCAATCTTGCTATCATACAATCTTATGTAGGGTTGTTTTCTGTCTGTAGTCTTATTTACACCTATGTAGTAGGGGCATTTGATTTTATTATTCATTTCTAAAATAAATCCATGCCAACCACTATCTAACTTAACATTAAAATCATAATTATAAAATTCTATATCTGCATATCTAAAACTAAGATCACCGATATCAGTTAAACGTAATCCTGTATCTCTGCGCCCAGTCATCCACCACTTGGACATTGCGGCTTCTAGTGTCCATGTATCATCGTTTAACTGTTTGATTACAGCTTTGGTAATAGTTTCTTTTAATGATTCCCTAGTCATCGGGGTAAACTTTAGTACCATGATTCATAAACACGACACTAAATTTATCTGTTTTAAATTGTTTATTTAATTTGCGACACAGATTACGTGCATGTCCAGGGTTACTAAAACTTGTCTTTTTGTATTTTGGAACAGATTCACTATCATATGCATGTTGTGATTTTAAGTTGATGGGTTGCCCATCTAGGAAAACTGCCCATATTCCAGCCGCCTCAACAATTTGATCGCATTTATACGTAGTCTTATCTACGATCTCCATTAATATTTTAGGTTGTGTACGGCTCATAATTTATCTTACCATTTACCACCATTCATCACTACCTCAATCTTTTGTTCAGGTTGTGTAGAAAGTTGATCTACTAGCAATTTGCTGATTTCATCACGCAATTGTTTGGCTTCAGACATAGGCAAAATAACTTCTCTTGCCTGTCTGCTATCCAATGTAGCTATTCTATCTATAAAATTTTTAATTGCACTCATAACGTATTTATGATACTTTTTACCTCATCCTCGGTGTTATAGGGTCCATAATAGTCATAACGTTGTATAAAGATGTATTTAGGGCAAAAAATAGCTGAAAATTCAGTACTTTGTTTAACTGCAAACCAACCTGCAACATGATAACACTTGCTTTTTGATTCTTTTGTAAACAAGTGTAATTTACGTTTTACATCCAATACACTATTGTATACTTTGTTATTTCCTGTAGGATACAAAGCAAAAGGTGGATTACTTTCTTTAGTAGAGGACTTTGCTATTCTTTCAAATTCAATTTTTTTGATTTTTTCTATGGCTTTTGTGGTATCGTAATGTTCTACATTGCCATTTATTTTAACGTCAAAGCCAGTGCCTTGACTTTCCACATTTCCTACTTTTCGTTCACCATCGGTTACTACCCAAAATTGATTTTTAATAATAGGTTTTGCTACTAAGTTCATGTTGTTCCCTTAAGTCTAAATTTTTTAAGATACTCTGTGGCATCTGTAATTGTTTCAGTTTCATATATTGGTTTTTCTGGTTCAGCTAAATCATCTAATTCTATACCATATTCATTTGCATAATATTCTACCAATGAATCTATTAATAGTTCTAATGTTTCTTTATCCAGATTATCTAATCCTAATAATGACACATTCATTTTCTTATCACTCATTTTTTAAGTTCATCCCAAGTAAGTTTTTTTGCTAAATCTTCTAATTCTTTATTATCTTTTTTGAGCATATGAGGTGCCATGACATTCAAATATTCTATCACAGCCTCAGTGCCTTTTTCAGTAAAATGGCAATACTCAGGACCAACATTACTGTGATAGTAATAATCTCGGTCTTTTAATATTTCGAGTAACCCAACATATACTTGTTTTTTAAACAGATTCAGCACAAAGCGATCCTTGATATGGATTATTAAGCCACCGACTATATGTCTCTGCTTGCTCAGATATTTTAGTAAGTTCATATTTCCCGCAAAATTTCATAAAGTGAATTCCCACCTGTGATATAGGGGTAGTACGCACACCTTCTTTAATACTATTATCAACTGATAATTTGATGTCATCGGGCTGGCAAGTTAAGTCAATTAACATGCGATTACGTTCATAATCGTCACGCACCCTGTGTTCAACGCCCTCGTGATCTGTCCAGCGTTGTAGCATCATATTATTCCAATTGAATCCCATTTTATCTCTATCTGCAAACGCTTCCATTAGTCCAATTTTATTTTTAGTACCTTTCTCACGCACGCCGGGATATGCGCTGAACACATTGTCAGAACTGTCTCCACGCATACATTTTTTGAATAATAACCACTGGGGGTCTTCTAGTAACTTAGGCTCTTTTGTTTTTTTATCTATAATAAGCTTACCTTTTTCATCGTGATATCCGTCGAGGGTAATGAATTGATTTGAGATTCCATTGTATTGGAACACGTGCTGACTAATAAGCTGAATATAATCGGAATCAGAGCTAATAATATAATGCGAGTCATTTGGGTGTAAGTGTATAAAACGTGCAATCAAGTCATCTGCCTCTGCTGTTGGATTGCGTAAGACACTACAATTTGTTTTTTCACGTAAAAATGTTGTAAACATTTCATACGTTTCCCAAAACATTTTGTTTTCTTCAACCTCAGCCTCAGTAACCGATTGACTGTCAACTATGCGATTTGCTTTGTAGGGTTTATAAAGGTCTTTGCGAAAGCTACGGCCTTCAAGCATAAATGCTACATGATCAATTCCAAATTTACGAACTACTTGATTGACACTAGCAAGTGTCAAGTGTAGTGCCATTCCCACTTTCTCTTCTGTTGTACTATTGCGACTTGCAACATGACGGGCACGGAAGAAAGTGTTTGCAGTATCAATGAGGGCATATTTTTGTTTCATGTGTGTATTATATATGTATATTTAGAAAATGTCAAGTGTTAAAAACCCTCAAGATACTTTTCCGGGTATTTTAACGCATTTTTCATAAAATCTTTCAGATCAGGAGTTTCTCGGGTAATTGGAAGATGTTCTTTTTTAACGATAAAGATGCCCGGAATCTTTGTAATCTTATTACGATAATACTCCTCAAGGATGTCAACAGTAAGACCTGTATCTTTTATATTGATATATTCTGTGCGATTATATCCATTGAACTTAGAAAAGTGTTTTTTGAAATACACTTTTCCATCATCCTCTAGCGTACGAACTAATCCATCAAGCCCGGGCCGTGCAATACATAAAAAATGAATAGTGACTTTATTTCCACCTTTTTCATAGCCGGGTATTCTACTGCTTAAATCTTCAGTGATACCCGGCTTTGCATATTCATCTTTGTTTTGCACGTGTGCAATATAAAGACCCTGTGTCATGACACAATCAAATCTTGAGTTTCTTGAGGAAGTGCATGAAATAACGTGTAGTCATTATCATCATAATCTCTTAGGAACGTTTTTGAAAGATTTGTAAACGTGCCACCGTGTTGATAATAAATCTGCAACAATAATGCTAATGATGCATCTGCAGGAGTACCGGGTACTTTCTCATCAGGGTTAGCAGTCTTATACCATTCTTTAAATGTTGATTCTGCAAGTCTACGAAACTCAGCCGGTGAGCCAGATATATTGCGAATAATATTTCCTAACGTAATAACAAACTCTTTAATTTCTGCATTCTTTAAAGACTTTGTGCCTTTGATTTTTTTACGTAAATTAATCATGGGCAATACTTCAAATGAATCAACAGAACGATAGTCCCAATTCCATTGATGTATTTGACACCACCAATGCATGTCTTCATCTGGCATATCTTTTAATAAGTCAACACGAACAAATGCACCTGGTTTGTCAATGTTTTCATCATCCTGTTCATGTACGGGGATAATGTTATAACTTTCCATAATACTTTGTTGAGTACATGAATCTTCATATAATTCTTTTGTAATTGCATTTGGGCTGTCTTGTCTCTTTGATAAGACAAAGTTTTTCCACTTATCAAAATAAACAAGTTTTAGTTTATCAGCACCATTGATACCTAAAAAGTGCTCACGTGCAAATGTGAAATTATGGAACTCAACAACCTGACATTTGATCCCGATATCAAGCCAATTGTCACTTGTAATACCATCATTAGCAAAATAACCCCATTGTGCTAATACACAATACGTAACTGCTGTATGTTGGCCGTCGATTATATAATAATAAAATTTATTTTTGTATTTAATTTTTAATACGTTGACATATTGAATTTTTTTAGGATCAAACGCTTCAAGAATTTTTTTAATATGTCCATGATTCAAAGGGCGTTGTACTGCTAATGCACTCCATAATTCACGTGCAGTAATCTCTAGATAATAGGGAAGATTTTTATAAGAAACTGTCTTTTTTTCTTTTTCTATATTGCGTTTAGCTAATTTACTCAACGGATCATTATTGAATCCTTCAACTAATTCTTGCAAAGTTTTACCATCATTCTCACCTGGCTTTTTATCCAACACATTTATTGGACGTTCAGATGCATCAACTTCCGGAAGCTCATCTGTTCGATCAAAAATATCAATAGTTGTATTCATAATACTTTTGATGAGTGCCTTTTTAGCTTTCTTTGTGCTACGCTTTTTGGTGATATCAATCATTGTTGTTTTTAAAGATTTTGTTTGTTCGGTTTCAGATACTAGCATTTTTACTCCTTAGAGTTGTTAATATGTGTATATTATACTGCCTAATAGGTATAAATGCAAGTTTTTTCTATTTGTTGCGTAAATACAACATGTATTACATATTTGTCATATTTCTATTTCCATTATCAGTACTAGCGGCTGATATGGATAAGTGCAATCAAGAAAAGGATTTTACTATCAAAAATATGTGTTTAGCAATTGCGGCTGGAAGTGTTACTTATTGTGAAAAATTACCAAGAGCCGATGATAAAATAAGCTGTACTCTTAAGGTAAGAGATTTACAAAGACAGTTGATCCATGGTTACCGTCCAATGGACGAAAAGAATACACATACTAGATAGTTTATTCAAAAGAAAACAGTGAAGTAGGTAGCAATGGTCCTTTGTAGGATTTATTCCTAGTGGGATCTTTGATATTTAAAATTGGTTTTTTTCCATAAAACTTTTTATGTTGTTCAGTCAATTCACCCT